CAAATATTTCATCTGTAAAAGTCACATTGGCTGTAAATGTATTTCTACCATTAAAGGTATTATTGTTCGCAAATATATCAGTTTTAACGTCAGATTTTGCTTGGTTTATTAAAATGGTAGAATAGAAAACAGCATTGGTATAAGCAGTAACAGCGTTTCCACTTATTGCTGCATTAGCAGTTAGAATTTTAGAATCAATGTAATTTGCTGAATTAGCAACAGCATTAGCAAAAGCTGTTGCAGCATTTCCGGTTATTGCTGCATTAGCAGTTAGAATTTTAGAGTCAGTATACGCCACTGAGTTGGAATATGCATTACCAGATAACCATTGTACATAAATTTGGTTTGCAGAACCACCAGTTGCGCCATAAAGAGCATCATCTACGTATTTCGTATTGGCAAAATTAGCAGCTGGTTGACCACCAAGATAAGCAGCATTGTTGGCGTTGTTAGCATTATAAGCTGTACCAGTAAAATATGCAACTGTTGCATTTGTTGAAATAGCACCATTAACACTACTGTTACCGACAGATATAGCACTAGAGTTTACAACAGCACCACCAAAAGGTGTACCATAACCAGTGCCTGTAGTATAAGAAACAGCATTGATACTACCAGTAAACAATGCACCAGCTAGAGTTGCATAATTTACTAAGTTTGCACTGAAATTTTGAGTACTAACATAAAAAGCTGCAACATGTGTTAATGCATTAGAATATGCAGTTGCAGCATTACCAGTTATTGCCGCATTGGCAGTTAGTATTCTGGTGTTAATTAATGTTACTGCATTCGCATAAGCATTATCTGTATAGCCAAAAATAGCTGTATTTACTCTTAGGCTACCTGGTATCGTTCCTATTCTATCATCTGTGTAAGAAACAGCATTAGTATATGTTCTTGCAACATTATCTGTTACGGAAGTTTTTGTTGCTAATGTTGGAAGATAAGTTGTAGACATATTATATGTATTAACATAATCAGTCGCAGCAACATTAGCAAGTTTATAAGAGTTGTATGCATCACCAGTAAAATAAGCTACTGTGGAATTAGTTGTTATAATACCATTAATGCTGCCATTACCCAAAGCAATGGCAGTCGCGTTTATTATCGCCCCACCATCTGCTGTATTATAACCTGTTCCAGTAGTGTACGATGCAGCATTAATACTAACTGCTAGTATAGATTTACCGCTCTCTTGAGAGAATGAAATGGTATTAGCAAAAATATGAGTATTAGTCCAAGTATATTGTGAACTTGGGTTTACACCAATAGCAGAAACTGCTTGCCAATAAGCGTTCGCGGTTGAACCAGCACTGGTTAGAACATAACCAGGTTGCCCCCAACTTCCGTTTGCATTTAATTTGCTGAGCTCGACGTTGGCTGCAAAAATACGATTAATGCCACCAGAAGTATTAGCAACAAGCGCCTGGTTCGCTGTAAGTACACCAGGATTCATTTCGCCGCCGATGCGAATATTTTGAATTACACTGGCTTCGTCAGTAGGACCAATCCAAAACGTATTACTTCTATACGCAAACGCCAATTCTCCTGAGAGAAGCGTAGGAGGATTATATGCACCGCTTGTATTAGCTGGCGAGCGTTTGATTCGGATTGTATTAGGCACTCAAATGATTCCTTTTTTTAATTATTTATTATTAAAAACTTCCACCATCCAAATTAACAGAAGTGCTTAAGTCCGCAACATTAGCCCAATAAACTGCACCACTAGTACCATTAGAAGTTAATATTTGTCCAGCAAACCCTATATCTCCTCTAGCGAGTATAGGGCTATTTATAACAAGGTTGGCGTTATAGGTATATACGCCTGTTATGGTATAATTATTATTTTTAGTAACATAATATTCTGGTGCAACACTACCAAGATGTAAAGCATTGTTAGACGTTCCAGAAAAGTTTGTGGAATTTACAGTGCCTGCACCGACTGTGATTCCATTAGCGTTTAATGATGTGTTGCCAACATTAACACCATTAGAAGATACAGAAGTGTTGCCAACGTTTACACCGTTTGAAGAAACTGTCGTATTTCCGGTTGTGATACCATTGGCGGAAACAGTAGTATTACCGACATTAACACCATTAGAAGAAATGGTTGTATTGCCAGTTGTGATGCCATTGGCAGATATAGAAGTGTTGCCAACATTAACGCCATTCGAAGAAACTGTCGTATTACCAACACTAACACCGTTAGCTGAGATTGATGTATTACCAACATTAACACCATTTGCTGAAACAGAAGTGTTACCGACACTAACACCGTTAGCTGAAATTGATGTATTACCAACGCTAACACCATTCGAAGATATAGATGTGTTGCCAGTTGTAATTGTATTGGCTGAAATGCCACCATTAGAACTGATAGTTGTGTTACCAGCTGATAGCGAAGGCGCAGTAATTCCCGCAGTACTAATTGTTGTATTACCAGCTGTTATGGTTCCATTCGAACCGATAGTGGTATTGCCAACACTAACACCAGTAGAACTGATAACAGTATTACCAGCTGTTATGCTACCGTTGGAACTTATTGTTGTATTACCAGCTGTAATACCGTTAGCAGAAAGAGTAGTATTTCCTGCAGTAATGCCATTTGCTGAAAGTGTTGTATTGCCAATGTTAACACCATTAGCAGATATTGTTGTATTGCCAATTTTAAGAGTAGAAGCTGCTACCTTTTTCCAAACAAACCTCAGTGCTGTTGAAGGTGGTGTTGGTGGAATAATAGTATATTCCCAAACATATACACCGTCATCCCAACGATATTTGTCTGGGAGAGGAGGACTAGCAGTTAATGGATTTGGTAATGCTAAAGCCATGGATTCTCTTTAAAAAGTAGGTGGTAGAAAGTCATACCAAGTATCAAAATTACCGTTGTTTACCCACATAAAAGGTTTATCATCGATAGTTGAATACCAAACATCTCCATAATTAGGAGTATCAGGAACTACCTCATACCCTCCAACATAATATCTTGAAGACCAATATCCACCTGACCCATTACTAGTGTAAATTTGTTGATTAGCAGTAGAAGCTACGCTTGCAAAAACGAAATTATTGACAGTAATACTGTTTGTTCTAATATTACCAGCAACAATATTAGAAGAAATTACATTGTTAGAGATAACGTAATTAGAATTTACATTACCAGTAATAACAGTATTAGATATAACATTATTAGAATTTACATTACTAGCAATAACAGTGTTAGAGTTAACAGTGTTAGAGATAACATAATTAGAATTTATATTACCAGAAACTATAACATTGTTGGAAATAACATTATTTGATAAAACATCTCCGGTAGCGCTGATATTGTTGGAAGTTATAGTTCCAGTATTGCTTATTTGAATATCACCAAGTATAGATGTAGCTGACGCCCAATATACTCCATTGCTTGAAGCGACAAGCACATATCCAGAATTACCAGTAGAACCATTTGCGGTTAAAGTACTTACATTAATATTTCTGGTATATATCTGATCTGTGCGGATAACCTGAACTGTCAGGTTTGTGGTATCGATCTCAGAAGTGTATATTCTATTGATACCACCAGTAGAGTTAGCAACAAGTGCTTGATTGGCAGTTAATGTACCATCATTTAATTTATGACCGATACGAATATTGCCAGCAGAGCCGTCTGGCGCACCAATAAAAAAATTATTCCCAGCTTGTGTGAACGCAAGTTCGCCAGGAATAAGGGTAGGTACATTGTTACTCGCTATCGAGTATTTGATTTGTATTGGTCTATAAACCATATCGCAAAGCTCTTTTTTTAATATTTATATCTAAAAAGTCCCTCCGTGTAGACCACCTGTAATGTAATCCATATCCAGCTGTGTAGCCACATAGTTGTTATTACTGTAATCGTAAACAAGAGTAGCGCCTTGAACTTTGTTCGAACTGTTTACATCATTAAGTTCTTCTATCTTTTGAACGCCCAAAGAAACAATGGTTGGTGTTTTTACCAAATTGACTGGAGCAGTAGAATCTATAATGCCTAACGAATTATCCGCTGACACTTGAACTGTTTTCTTATTTGCAACAATAACATTAGCAACACCTGTTTTTGGTGTGCTTGACATAACATTAACACGTTTAATATCTTTAATTACAGCAACAGTTACCATTTACTATCTCGTTACTTGAGGAGTGACCGTTATAATACCTTCCACAACTCTAGAAACCGTTGAACCATTGTTTATTTCTACATCATATACGTATCTACCAGCAACCAAATTACTTGTCTGATTTGCTGTTAAAGTTAAATTAATAGAAGCCGAACTTACATTGATGAATGTGGTAAATGATGCTGATGCATTAGCAGATGTATACCATTTTCTAACTTGGGAGTTAGCACTATAGCCATCTAAAATTAATGGTGAACCATTCTCATCTGTGAGATACAGATCAGAAGAAAATGTAGAACCTTGGTCTATTACCAAATTAGCCTTTGTTGCCATTAAGCCAATATCCTAGAAAATTTGAAAGTTGTACTGTTGTATACAGGAATTACCCATAATCTTAAATTTGTGCCATCAGTGTTTGCAATAAAAAGACCAAGAGCGCCATTTGAATTCATTGTAGCGTATTCGGTAATATACCCATTACCACCATCATGATACGTTAACAATTTTGTGGTCGAGTAACCATTAGCCGAATTGTTAACCGCAGATACCAAATACTCTGCTGCATTGAAACTAGCAATCGCCCAAGAATCAAGCAATTGTCCAGCAGTTCCTGTAGTAGTTATCGTGCCGTTACCAATTGGTAAAACTGGCTGTGCAATCGGCGACCAAGACCCATTTGCATTTAAATAAAACTGTGCATTAGAAACTTGTACGGATGTAGGTGTTCTAATCGATATAGTAGATGAAGAATTACTGATAGCAATAGAAGAAGAATTTACAGAAACATTAACTGTAGAATTACCAACTTTTACATCACCAGCGAATTTGCCGTAAAAAGTGTTGACAGTATAATTTGTAAAAGAAGCATCACCGAAACTAATAGAAGTTGAATTTACCGTTCCATTGACAGTAGCATTTCCAAACGTACCACCTGTTGAAATAGAAAACGTATTAATAATCAAAGCGTTTGCTGAAAATGTGCCAGTAATAGCAGCATTACCAACAGCTGTATTTGAGTTTACAGTAACAGCGCTATTTGACATCGCAAATGCAAGTTCATTTGTGCGGTTACGCCAAAAGTCGAAAGTGTTTGTTACTGCGGTGTTTTGAATATAAACTGTCATTTATCTGTTATCTCTTTAACAACTGTTGCAACATTTCTTTAATATCACCAATATCATTTTCTAGCTTTGTTATTCTATCATTTGCTGTTTTAGCAGATTCCACCGCCATTTTTTGACGACGGTAAGCATCAAGCGCAGAATTATCAACGTTTAAAATTGCGCCTGAATTAATATCTTTCACTAAACCATCAACTTCTGTTTTAACATATTTATTCATTTTATTATAGTTGTAACGCTAGAGCTGTCAAATCGTTCAACATTGGAACCTGAGAAGAATTATTTGATTGTAAAATAACCTTAATTTGGAACTGTTTGAAAGTAGTGTAAAGGCTGTTGTTATTGTTCAAATATGTTAAGCCATTTTTGGCCACAATATAACCATTGGCAGCTGTGTAATTGGTAGCCCATGGAGTACCAACTGTCAACTGAGTAGAATTAGAAACTGAAACAATAGCTTGGTTGTAACCACCGATATTCAATATTTGACCAGGAAGCAATATTGTAAAGTTTGTATTAGATCCAGTTATGATATTTGAAGTAGTATTAGCAGTAACTGTAGAGATCGCTGAACCATCTATTGTATTTTGGAACATACCATTTGGTGCAGCTAATTGTGTAACAAGATTTGCCGAAGCCCAAGCAGTTGATGGTGGAGGTACAACATACATTGGCTGAGAAGAATAACCTGCTTCAGCGTTAAATGGCGCATTAAGCTGTAGCGATGTTGTGCTATTGACATTAACTACTTGACGCGAAGCTTCACTGAACGTTGAATTGGCCATCATATTGACCCACATTCCAACCTTAACGTCTGTTCCGAATGTAGTAAAATATCCACTAACAACGTTTGAAGTATTCGAAGCATTAACAGATCCAGTTAATTTCATCATTCCATAATATGGGTATGTTGTGTATACATATTCTCTAAAGTCACCAGCATTCGAACCATCAGTATATATATCATAACCATTATTAAGCATTGGAGTCCATGATTTAGAAGAAATTGATTCTGAATCTTGGCCGTTTAAAAATTTAACATAAACTTTAATGTCTGTATCTTTTGGTCTACGAGCAGTTATTGATATTTGTAAATCTTGCGCATCCTGACCGTTTGCAAGAGTAATAATTTGTGAAACATATTTTGTTTTCGAAGAACCGCTAGTGTAATATTCATTGTAAATATCTTGTACAGAATCAATTTGATTACCAATAACAGTTCCTGATGCCATGACAGTATCAATAAGTGGAGAAAGTAATACTGAATCCGATACTAAACTAACATGAACATTTGAAGATTTAGCTCCGCTTAAATATTGATTTTCGTGAGATCTTGTAACAAGAATGCGTTCTTTATCATTAAATTCAGTTTCAGTACCAACGCTCAAGTAATTTGGCGAAGAATCTAAAACATAGCTATTGCTTGTGCCTCTATAATCATAAGTTACTCTTGTTCCTGCAGGCGTAATGACAGCAAAATTTGGAACGAAAGCATCAACGATTGGTCTATAAAAAGCACCAGTATTAGCATAAGCAATTAATGTTGTAGTGTTTGGTCCTGGAGATGTGACAAGAGCAGAATTGGCAAATCTATGTATTTGAACAAAAGTATTCTGTGTGTAATTGCCAGAAGAGTTTGAAGCATATAATATATTTTTACCACTGTCATAATAACTCGCAACACCCTTTACAGAAGTATTAACAGTTCCAATAGAAGAATTTGTAGATTCAAAAACATAGTCGCCTTGGAGGATACTTACTGATGTGTTAACATATCCAACATTGTAAACTGAAAGATATTCTGTATTGCCATTATTGAAATATGCATCACCAGTGAAAGAAGTAAAGTTAGCAATATTCAATTTAAACTTAATATACTCAGTCTGTAATGCTGTCCATTGAGTAGTTGTTGCACCATAAAAAGCTGTACCGATAATTGGTTGACTGAACATCTGTAAACCAGATTTAATGTCAAATTCACCAAGTTCGGCGCTATACACCCAGTAATCTGGATCATTGTTATCTGGCTTTACAATAAAGGCATATGTAGTAGAACTGTTTAAAAAGACAGGCGATTCAAAAGTAAACGTTGTGCCAAGAGAAGCATCATTACTGTAACCTAAACTGTTAACAGTGTCTTGCGCTACAATTTGACTTTTTGTCAAATGTACTGTTGAGAATGGTAATACCTTTGAACCATCTGGGTAACCATTATTTGTTTCACACAGATAAACTGTTACACCATGATTACCAATTTGAGCCAATTGTTTAAAATAAATTGTAAGAGAAGTAGCATAAACACCAGCTTCGCTATTTGGTGTGTTAATTGTTAGGCTTTGTGCAATTGGTTCCCACTGCGCAGTAATATTAACAATATCGGCTAAAGTTGTGGTAGTTACTTGTGTATTTGTGGTAACAACTGTATTAGAAATTGCACGTGTTGAAAGAATAGGATTTACAGTAGTTTGTGTAACACCTTGCTTGGTTACAGAAATATTAGAAGCAGTAAACGAGCCTGATGCTTGTGTGCTGATTGCAGCATTTCCCATAGCGAGGTTGTCAACGTCAGCAAGTTCAAATACACGATCGCCATTTTTAAATTTGCCTGCAGGGATATTAAATTGACCAGCGAGTATTCCAGTAGAAGAAGTTACAAGATTAGCGCCCCAATTTCCAGATCTGTCAACAGATTGCCATATTGAACTATCGCTACCAGTACGTACTCCAGGGGCACAATATGCATCAACTAACACACTATCAAAGAAAGCGTGCATGCGCTGATTTGGTCTTAGACCTTTTGCATGAAAAGAAATAATTTGAGGAGCAATATATGGATTTATCGTAACATCAGTAACAAAATTACCAATTTGTACTGTATTAGATTGAGAATCTACAGTTAGTTGCACTCCTTGTCTATTAGAAGTAGATGTACTAGTTGTAGTTGTTGTTACTGTTGCTGTCAACTTTTATCTCCAAATTAACTTACTTGAGTTATAGAAGAGTTACTTCCGATACCACCATGTTGACTGCTAAAGGTCAATGAAGTACCACCAATAACAAATCCTTCTGATTGATATTTCGCAACTGCTGCATCGAGGGCTGCTTGAGCAGTGTCATTAGTATATTGATACCCAATAGAAATATTATACGTATTCTGTTGACCTGTTTGAACAGAAGAACTAACTGTATTTACCGATGTTTGCCAAGCGCCCCAAATAGATCCGAATGGTGAATTAGCAAATTCTTTCCATGGTGTAGTGTTGTCAATAGTTGTACCAACCGAGGCTGTTTGATTGTAATCAATATTATTGCTGTAACTAGGCATCAATTCTAAGAACCCACTCCAATGAGAAGCAACGTGAGCCGATGAACGATATTTAGTTGCATAAGGTTGAGTTATAAATGCAACGCTTGTATAAGGAAGAGTAATAACACGACCTGTTTTCTGTACATTAGAAGAAGCAGTAGAATTGAAATCGAATTTAAATGATTCTAATACAAACTTTGGTCTTGCTTTGCCTTCTTTTCTATCTATTGCAATAGAATATTCAGGATTAGAAACATCGCTTAACAAGAAACTATCAAAAGAGTCGGCGAAAATGCCATTCTTGAAACGATTTAATCCATTAGAATCTGTAACAACCATATCAGTAGCTTTCTGCTGAAGTAGAGAAAGCTGAGTATAATATTCAAGATTAGTAATACGCTTATCAAGCTTACCAATATCCTGCATTGTGTAACGACGATTCATAACAAGATTTGTGCTAATTGCAGTTGAAGTGTCACGAATCAAGTTTTTAGAAAGTTTGTTTATAGCCTGGTCAGAATCGACCTGATCGGTCGACAGAGAAGGATATGGAGGTATTTTGATAACTGCTACCGCCATAGAATTATCTGGGAAAATAGGTGTTTGAGGTGCAACTTTTGGTTGACCCTCAATAACCTTAATTGTACCATCAGGAGTAATAGTTACCAAGTCATTTCTTGGCAAATACATTGTAAAATTAGATTGCATATTTCTACCATAAGCAGGAACATTCAAATCATCAGTACTGAATGGTGTAAGATTAGCAGCTGCTGGATTAATAGTTGCATATGAAACAGATGTTACAACATTTGATACAACGCCTGTGTTATTTGCAGAAGAATTACTTACAGGTCTAAAATCAATATAATCTCTCAGCCAGTTTTTCTTACCAGTTTCATCCACATACAGAGGAATATCTTTCGTCTGAATAGCAGTCGTATTTGCTGTATTTGCGTCGTCGATTGGATACGATTCCACACTAAAGAAACCAGGAGCAGAAGGAGTGAAATAATCCATCTGTACAAGCAAGTATGGATAAGAAGAATAACTGAAACCAGATGTTGGGTAAAGATATCCATAATCATAATGTGTATCTTTTTGACCTGTATCATAACTGAATTGATTTGTTATGTTTGTTGCTGTTATTGCTGTACTGTTACAAAAAGTGCCTGAAGAAGCCCCATAAACAGCAGTAATTTGATGTAAGTCACTGACGCCAAGACACCATGGTCCAGTCACCCCTCCAGCATTATTTGCTACATTAATTCTAACAAATCTATTTTTGTTGATCGCTTTAGTTGATGCTGTTGCATTAGTTCTAAGAATATCATAAAAAACTTGAACGCCAAGAGAAGAAGAAGGAGCCTGTGTGCTTCTTATTTGGAAAGAAGTGCTATTTGAAACATAAACATATCCTGTTTGCGGTCCGGTAGCACTGTAAGAAAATGGTATAACTGATCCATTTAAATAAGTTTTATAATATGTTCCTGTGCCAGCAGAACCTCCAAAACTAGCATCAACAGTCATAAGCGATGAGTTTGTAACAGATACAACAGTACGTATTACTGAATTATACTTAATTAGAGATCCTGGGTAAAAATCAACCAAGAAATTAGTACTACTACCAGTTACTGTGGTATTAGTAGAAGATGTTGTTACAGAACCACCAAGAGCTGCAGTGTCTACATTTGCTGTTGCTACTAAAGTAATAGACGATGTATCAACAATTGGAAGAACACCTATTCCATATGGAAGAATGTCAATATTTGAACCACCAGAACCAGAACCAGAAATTGTAACAGTCACTAGGCCATTTGCTGCCATAGTAGCTGATTTGTTGGTGCGGTATATGTATTGTGTATTGTTGTTATTCGAATCATCTTTAAGATTTTTTAATCCAGGAACACCGAAATTATAAAGTTGATCTTTTAACGAAGACCCATCTATAACACCTGGATTTGTTAAATCTGCAAATCCCTTTGTTCCTGATGTGTATCCTATTGATTTGATTTGGTTTACCTGGTAACCACCATTCATTTTTATATTAAACACGTGCACAGTATATACAGCAGTATTTGTACCATCAACGCCAGAAATATAATTGAAGTTTTTAAGAGATGCTGTACCTATTAAATTACCATTAGCAGTTGCGATAGAAGCATATGTTCTTTTTGTTACAGCCTGTTGTGGTGAATCATATAAATTAATATTTTGAGCGGTAGAGAATGGGAAAATGCCAGCAACCTCATTTACAGTAAAATAATTACCATAATTGAATGTGATCTGTTGAGATTTAAATGATTGTGTGTCAATACCACGACGCATATTGATATATGCAGTTTTAAGAATTTCTACACGTTGTCCTTGGGCGTAACCAACACCTGGACTTACACGCCCCAATACAGTATTTGCATCTATCGTTGATATGATAGAATTTCCAGTTAAACCTGTTACAGTATCAACAATAAAAGGATTTACAACATAATTACCAGACTCATCATAAATTCTAGTTGCAATAGCTTCGCCAACAACAGAATAAACGTTTGATGATACAGATTTACTTACAAGAGAACCATAATTATATGTTGCAATTGGGTTAAAACCTGTAGTGTTTGAAGCTGTTACTGGATCCAGTGAGATTAATGTAGGAACTAGCTTCAGACGATGAGCGCCTGGAGCGTTCTCATTTGAATAACCAAGAGCATTATCATACAATGAAGAATCTTGGTTCTCTGTAATACTATTTGCTGAAAGCTTAAACCCAACTACATTATTACCAGCATAAGTGCCAAAATTGTTAACAATACCAAAGGTTGGTGTAACTATTTTAGCAAAAACACCATTAATGAACACTATACCTTCGCTGACAGAAATACCATGCGCATTACCAGTAGGCGATTGTGTTCCATTAGAAGTAGCATAAACATTAACACTAACAATTGGTGTACCGTTAGAAGGAATTGAGTAGAAATTCAATGTTTCGTTGTTACTATATGTTACAACTGCAGTATTGTTAGTGTTTCCAGTATTGACGTACTGAACATAAACGATATTAGTATTTGGATAGTTTGTTACAAGACCAGAATTTGCAACAAAAACACGTGCTGTCAAATTAGAAGTAGCAGAAACAACTTGTGTATTAACGAGAGAAGTTACGTCGAAGGAAGCGCCATTTACTTGGAAATCTTGAAGACGAATAAAAGGCAACGAAGGAATATCAATGATCGTGCAACCAGAAACAATGTCGCCGTTTTGAAACGCCCAGTTACCAAAACGCTCAATTTGATTTTGAAGGATAGACTGAACCTGATTTAATTCGCGAGCCTGTACAGCCACTTGCGGTTTGAACAAAACACGATAATACTGTTTATCCTCGTCGTAATCGTCGAAGTAAGGAGAAACATTTAAATTTGCGCTTAATGGCATTTCTATTCCCTATTTAAACTTTAATAATCAATTTAAACGACTCAGCCTGGTTGCCAGAACGAATTACGTTGCTAATGTTTTGTACATAAAGAGGTGTAATATCTTTTGTAAATATATCACCAACTGTATTTATTGTAATATTTGCCGATAGTAAACCATTATTTGTGGATACAATTCTTTCGTTACCGAATTTTTTATCACCAGTCAAATAAACAACAGTAGAATTAGAAAACGCAACAGTACCTCTGGCACCAGAATTAGCGCCAATTACATTTTCGCCAGTCGAAAAAATAGAACTTCCGAAATCTACATTGGCTTTTAAAACTGAACTAAATGTATTTGAAGAATATGCTGTGGTTTTGTTTTTAGTGCTTTGTGATATGTAATATGGGTTTTTAATTAATCCAATTTTATTGTACTGAGTTGCAACTAAAATTGTATTACTTTCTGTGTTTGAGAAGTTGAAAGAGACAACAAACCCATTAACACCTAATTCCCCTGCAGGGTTACTTCCGTGACCGCCTGGTGGTGGAACTATAGCATATAAATTAGCTCCGGTACCATATGTGGTATTACTTTGTATATAAACATTGGCCCAAGAAACACCAGATCCCCTGTTGATTATTTTAATTGACGAAATTGAATTGGAACTTGGGTTTATATAACTCACCGCTTTTGGTTGACTATCACCATCGGTTTCAAATACAACTTTTGGTGAGATATAATATGTTGTTACTGTTGCATTAATTAAATCTGTGTTCGCAGGAGATTCGAGATATACCCAATTGCCAGTAAGATTGGCAACATATCTCTGAACAGTCATTAACTGGCTAGTTGCCGAACCGGAATTTTCAAGATAAATGCTGTTTTTGCTATAAAAATCATTATCTCGAGAAGCATTAATTTGGAGTTGTAAAAGAGTGCTATTACTTACTGACTGAATAACCCCATTAGTGTAACAGGAATACCCAACGCCACCATTATTGATCATAACAACTTCTACACCAGAATAGCTATAAGCGCCAGAAACAATTGTTGTATTTGATGTTACTGGTGCATGTGTGGCGGTTGCGCTTTTATTGTACAACGAACTTGAAATTGACGTAATATAACGCCAAGTATAACCATCTGTTTTAGTAAACGATTGTATCTGAACTTGATCCGGCGGATATACTGATGGGTTACCATTAGCGTTATCAATACACTTATATAGATTATAACTTCCACCAACAGTAGATGGTGGAACAATGACATAATAATTAGCAAGATTAGCAACAGTATTATCGTATCTATTGTAAACCGTATTAGTTCTCCAAGGTTTATTCGAAATAACAGGTGCGACATCAGCAGGTTTTAATTTTTTACCAAATATCATTTGCCAGTCGTTGGTGAAAGAAGTAGAATAATCGTCGCCAGTTAAAACTGGCGTTGTGTTTCCATCATACGCAATAGGGTTTGCTGCAAACGCATAATACTGTGATGTATTACTTGTAATAGAACTAATTATTTCATCGATTATTGCTTTTTGATATTGTGGTAATATTTTTCCCATTTTTATCCGCTTTTAAATTTGTAACAGCTGTAACATATTTATATATCTTTTGGCTATCTTTTCAGCGCCAGCTGCATTTGGATGTAACCCATCAGCCTGATAATCCGCAGAACTTGTCAGAACAGTGGATAAATCCACATAAGATAAACCTAAATTATTTGATACGTTTATTATTTGTTTCTTGTAATCACCAAATGTATAACCTGTAGGCGGATCCCATCCAATAGGTATCGGTGGAATGCTCAACACTACTCTTGATTTTTCAGTTGTCGAATAATATGAAGACTCATAATTTGTTATCGTGCCATTTGTTAATGGTGTTGACATTTTAGAAGCTAAATTATATAATTGCTCATAATATTTTGTAGGCGTTATTTGACGAGAATTGTTACCATCGAAAATATTTACCATACCACAAGATAATATGTAAATTACATTTTTCAATCCACCATAACCAGATTCACCCCAAGATGGGTTTATAAATGAACTCGCTCTTATTAAATTATGAGGTCTCTTATCAACTGAGTCGCTTAAACTTGAATAATAATCATTTATACCATAATAATTTCGAGCATGTATTTGTATTATTGGCATACTAGAAGGCGATCTGACGAATGGGTGTATTCCAGTTATTACAGGGCTACCACTAAGATATTCAATAGTAAAATTTTGATTGTAATTGCTGCCATCTAATAAAAATGGACCAATTTTATGGTTTACTGGATATCCTGTATGCCATTGGAAATATGTTGCAATATAATATTGACCAAAACTTGGAGAACTATTACTCAAATAAGCATTAAACATTCCCGAACCATTAGTTCCTGGCCAAGTTATAAATCTCAATGCATTTGACCCTGTTGGAAACGAATAACCAGGAACATACATATAAGAGTCTAATTTTGGATTATTGTATTGCGGTTGAGAAGATAATTGATAATTTGTATAATAATCCATTTCTTGTATTAATGGATAATTATCTTGTTGAAAAACTCTTGCAGAAATCCTTCCACCAACAGATGCTGTATAATTTATATCAGATCCATTTGAAACTTTAACGGACCCATTGCCCATTATTTTTATTGACAGATATCCATCACTACCAATAATATTATTTGGGTATATTACTGGAAATGATAGTTTACCTACACCAGAACCTGTATCAGGACCTAACATCACACCACCATTATTCCACCCCGACATATTTGTAACACTACCACCATTACTGCTATTGTAAGTACACGCAGAGAAAGGCATCATTCCAATAGTAGGATTTGTGATATTTCCGCTACCAGTTATGTGCCTCAAAACACCTGTTGTGCCACCAGAAAATGATGTTTTGTTAGAAACATCATCTGTTGTAATACTACGAGCAACGATGTCGTCACCAAGCCCCCATTTAGTAGGTGTATAACCATAACTTTCATTTATTCTTTTTTGCATATAATATGCAATAGTATTATTGGCTTGTAAATTGTAGCCCCATTGTATAGAATCACCAACTAATACAACAGTACTTATTGGATCAGTAACACTATCAATACCACCACTAAAGATTATTCCAGTTTTCATGATGCTGAGATATCTCCAACAACTAACCAATTATTATTGTTCGCGCCTCTACCATTGTAAACGCTACAACCAGCATATTGAGCAGTCATAAAGATAACATTTCCAATTCTAGAAGTTCCTCCAGAAATCAAAACGGGATTAGTTCCAGTTTGGATAACGTCAAACTTCATTGCGTTTAACCCAGATGGTAATGTAATTGTGCAAGTATTGGTAAATTCAAGAATTTTACCATTGTCAGATGATTGGATTGTATATGTACTATTAGCAATTTGAATAGGCGCTCCAAGAACATCAAAGTTGAATGATGACCAATAAGGTGCTCCAGAAGAACCATTTGATGTTAAATATTGACCAGATGTGCCATAATAGATGCTGCTGTAGTTGTTTGATTTACCATTAAAACCTAATGAACCATTAGAATTGAAAGAGAACAACAACGAAATATTAGAAGCTGGCCCTCTGGCAACATGGAATAATGATGCATTAGATCCAGAAGCAGTATTTGATTCTTTGATTATGTAAAGCCCATTGGTGTCATCACCAAGCTGAATCGCACCATAATTGACTGTGTTGGATACAACAAGCTGTTTAGATATAGTGTTACCAGTCATGCCACCCAAACCAACGTTGCCGTTGCTGGTAGAAATATACACAGGGGCTTCTTGTACATAAGCTCCATTTGCTGCATAATAAGCAACTTTTGAAGTTGTGCCATTAGCAACTGGTCTTGTATTTTGTACAGAGCCATCGGAGAATTTTATAGTACCATTAGAAAATTCAATAGTGCCATTTACTGTTAACGTAGAACTTGGTGTGGTAATACCACCAAAACCAACGTTACCATTACTTAAAAAATATACTGAAGTACCTACTGTGAATTCATTATCAACAGAACTAACAGCATAAAGTGCGGTATTAACGTTCAAATCACCTTCGTTTTTACCAAAAGCGTATGTAGTGTTATTAGCAGTAATTCTAGCAACGTTTGAAGAAACGCCTGAAATAGTTAAATAGTTAGATAAATTCGCTGACAACTGCGCATTCGATACAACATTAGCTGCTGTTACAGACCCAACGAACGATGTATTATTAGAAGTAAGTGTAGATACGTTGGCAGAAAGACCAGCTGTCGTTTGATAATTTGACAAATTCGCTGACAACTGCGCATTCGATACAACATTAGCTGCTGTTACAGACCCAACGAACGATGTATTATTAGAAGTAAGTGTAGATACGTTGGCAGAAAGTGTGCTGTTTAGTTGATAAGAGGCAGCTATAACACCATTTAAATAGTATGCATTGTTCGCAGTGTTAGCAGCAAGAGTTGCAACATTTGCAGAAAGCCCAGCCGTTGTTTGATAATTCGATAATGTGCTGGAAAGCGCATATGAAGCAGCTGCAACACCACCAAGATTGTCAGCATTATTCGCAGTTAGTTTTGCTACATTAGCTGCAAGACCACCAGCTGTTTGATAATTCGCCGTAGATAAAGCAGTTGTGGTAACATAATTTGCTAGATTTGCAAATAATTGTGCGTTAGAAACAACATTAGCTGCTGACACAGATCCAACGAACGATACATTATTGGAAGTTAACGTTGCTACATTAGAAGACATTCCAGCAGATGTTTGAAACGTTGAATAAATGTTAGCAAAATTAACGTTTATGTTAGCAAAGGCTGTGCGAATAGGATCGCCCGTGCCGTCGTTTGGATATGTACCAATATTAACAGTATTTGGCAATTATTTTCTCCATTTATGGTACTTGGTCTGCGGTTATAAACAAATTATCAGAAGTCAATTCGTCTGTATCAGCGCTGATTATGAACGTAATTTCTTCACCTGTTCCGCCTGCAAAATATGTTACTCTATAAGGCTCATATAATATATCAATTTTCGATTCTTCTTCTATTTGATCGTAAAATTGACCGAATAATTCAGATCCAGCAGTGTGAAATGTATTATAAAGAATATCTTTATATTTATCAAGCGTAGAAGCAGCTCTTATTAGATAAGAATAATCTTGATAAAAATAACTATCTTGTATGTATTTATCAGAGTTTAAGAAACCTCTTGTTGTAGACCAATATCCTTGTCTTCTACCAACACCTTTCTTAATAACTTTCCCAGTAATTTTAACAGAAGTATTAAATTCTGAAACTTCAGCTGTCAATACCGCTCCGGAACCATTTGCAGTTTTAACTTGTAGAATAGGAACAGATTTAAAATTAGAACCACCGTTTGTTACTATAGCTGATGATATACTTCCATTACCATATGTTGTTACATATCCAGAAGCAGTGCTTGATGGTTCTCCGCCTAGGAATAGAATAGGTTCCAAATTGGAATATCCAGAGCCGCTGGCAACGATGTTTATCGTATTTAAACCATTATAAAGATAAGCATAAATGGTTTCGCCCTCGTTATAACCTTTACCAGAATCTATCGAAACAACATTAGCGATAATATTATTTCCAGAAGATGGTATACCACTAATGATTTCATTTATTCCATTAATCGTCCCATCTGCTCTATACATTGTTGGTTCGTTTATACCAAAATTGGAAGGTAAAACAACAGGGGCATTTTTGTAAGTTGCAAGATTGGTTGAATTATATTTTGGTGGACCATACAAAGTCATAAATGTATTACTATCTACAGATTTAACAACTTGATATTCTACAGAAACAGCATTCGAAGAATTGGCCTGCAAACAAATAACATCTCCGGCAGAAAAGAATGTTATTGTTGAGTTGCCTTGAAATGATGTTCCTGTGCCTGATATGGAGTTAGAAGTTGTACTGTAAGATATTGTACCTGGCAATACATTAGAAGCCAATTGAGTAGAACGAACAAAAACGTTGAGGTTGTTTGTATACCCATTACCAGTATTGATATTAGTCAATGATGCAATCGTTCCAAAGTAATTATTTTGGTACGAAAATACTTGATTCAAATTGCTTGAATTATTAGCAGAAGTATTTGCTGGGAAACCAAAAGTAGCTGAATTTAACAATTTATCTCTATAATCAACTATCAAATTTGTATTGTATTCTATTAATTTTCTGTAAGAATATCCACCTATTTGGGCCAGAGCATTTTGACCAGTTGTATCACCATCGCCTTTATAGATAAAAATATTAGTATTTGTAGTAAACCCAAACCCACCCCTATCAATGTTAAAATTTATAGATCCTAATGCTCTTGATAAACCAGTAACTTTTAATTTGGCATCAATACCAGAGGATATTATTGCGTTATTTGTAACATCTTTATGAGCAATTTCAATAATATCACCAATATTAAAATTCTGGCCTCCGTTTATAATTTCTAAACTATCAACAGAACCAAGAATGGTTGGACATATATTAACTATTTCTGTGTTATCTTTGTCATATATATTGACAATTTTTTCACCATAGATAAATTGTCCACCTTTTGGCATCATATTAGAAATAAAAATTGTAGAAACAATATTGTTGTTGATTGGTTCTTTTATATAACTTTCAACAGTTGCAGTCGTACCAGAAGATGTTCCGATAATGGTTTTACCAATCAAACTTTCTATTACTGTACTTTCTGTTATTTCCAAATATAGTGGTTCTACCCATGTACCGTCCGATGGTTTCAGAAGATCGACGCCAGGTAAATACACTTCAATATCCTGATTATAAATTAATTTGAAAAGAAGTTTATAACATTGTATCGTTCCTTTTGAACGATACACGTCCAGAATATGTTTTAGAAGAAATCTTTTATTACTGATTATTCTAAAAGGAATACCATAAAGATATTTAAGCTGAAAAAATTCTAGGAAATTTTCTAATGTGTTGTCAATATCTCTGTAATCAAAAAGATTACGAGCTTGATTTACTGCTTGACCTTCGGATTCTAACCACTCGTAATACGCCTTCATAAACAATATGAAGTCTGGACCCTCTTCTTGATAGAATTGAGGGAACTGACTTTCAATAAGATTTGATATTTTCTTTTCTATAGAAAATTGCATATTATTACTTTATTGTTGGTATTACATTGACAGTAACATCTGCCAAATCAATTACTATAATTTTATCTTTTGATACAATAATATCTTTATTCATAGGATGAACATATATGGAAATGTGGTTTTCATAGTAAGAAGTTGTGAGATTATTAATTTTTACTATACCATTAACATAATCGATTGTTCCTATTTTATCTTTAATAATCGTGAAAACGTTATTAATGAAAGTATAAACTACAATAACACCGAAATTGTCGTCGCGCATGTAACAATAATTATACGATTGACCGCTATCGGTCACGTACGTGAATCCTGACGACTCTAACATAGGTTCATCATAGAATCTAGGCTGGGCTGCTGGGTCGTATCCAGGAGCTGGTTTTTCTATTTCTGCAGAATTGTTAAAATTTAAAACATATGAAGTAGCATAATTGTATTTTGGAGTTATTCTTTTTGAAATTTTAACTTCTGTGCTATTACTTGTGATACTAGAGTCTGCATTATCGACAGCATAAACGAATTTACTATATCTAAAATCGTTATTGAATTGCTCAAGATGTAATGTGCTAAATTCTTTGATCGCTGTTCGAACAGCTGTTTGGATATCTGTATTCAACTTTGTTGTAGCTGTTGTATTATACTGAACTGATGAATCTACATTAATGTAAAGATAATCTGGATCTGTTATCATTATTCTTGTTGGAAGACCAATATAATTAAGAAGATAATTTGAAATTTGGTCTTTCACATAATTTGGCGCTACTAGAGCTCCTGTAGGCTTCAGACAAACAATAACACGACCATACAATTTCGTTTCTAATGTTTCGCCGCCATACACATTAACATCAGAAATTACACCACCAAAGTTTGACTTTATTAGAGAAGAGTAATCTTCTGTTGCAACTGCTCTTTGTTGTGTTGCGAAATACCTCGGAGCTGCAAACTTTATAGATTCAATCGATTCTTGATTGGCTCCTCCAGCAGATACAGTGTTAACGTTGATAAAAGGTGTTATAATAGATCCGTTGTTATCACCACCAATGTCTTGCAATAAAACAAAATTGTCAACACCAAGCGCATCAGTTCCATTGGTAACTCTATATTCGACAGAAACTATACTTGTATTCAATGGTTTTCTACCAAATAAACCGTCGCCGAAAATAATTTCATATTTGTTATTCTCAGCGCCTTGCAAGAAATAAACTTCTGATAAAGAATCTAACCCAAAAAGAGTACTGGCAGCTGCAAAAACAGTATTACTTAAACCATTATTTTCAATAACAGAAACCGTTATGCTACTTGTGTCTATGTTTTTATTTGATAGTAAGTATCTTTGATTTTCAATATTATAATCAATCAAAAAAGAATCTGTAAAATATATCCCTTCATATATTCTCAAATTATTGATAGAATACGTATTGCTACTAGAAACAAAAGATTGCTGTAAATCTGTTGTGAATGTAAATGTTCCGTTAGAATTTGTTCCAGAAAACTTAGAACCTTTTTTCAAATAAAGTGGGCTTGAAATACTTTTAGTATCAAATGTGAAAGATATTTCTGAGGCTGCAGAACGAGCACTTTTTGGAATATAGTTTAACTCTTTAGCATGTGAAACAACAGACTCATACTTTTGAGCAGAGTCTAAAAACATTTCTGATGCGACCATATTCAAATAGAAAGAGTTTAAATAAGTGTTATAACTCATTACATCAAGAAGAACGTTGATGTTAGAACCATCGAAGTTGTAGTCTTTAAACACTGACTGTGATGATAGATAAGTTTTGAAATTCTGTTTTAATGTATCAAAATCTAATGATGTAAGTGTTAAAGAGCTATTTGCCATTTATCGTACTCTTTTTAAGAGAAAGTCAAGAGTTATAGGTGCTGGATTATTTATAATATTGTAAACAATTTTTATTTGAATTGAATGTTCATCAATACCTTCTGAAACTGTTATTTCCTGAGCATTTACTCTGGGCTCGTTCAATTTTATGGTGTTCTCAATATAAGTTTCTAAAGACGTTAAATACTGTTTAAAATTAGGTTCGAACAAGTATTCATAGACGTTGCTACCAATAGATGGCTGAAATAATCTTTCTCCCAAATTCGTCATTATCAAATTTTTAAGAGATTGATTCACAGACTTTTCGTCAGTCAAACGACCAAGCTGATTACCATATGGTGTTTTCGCGAAACTGTTTAAGAAGTCAGAAAAAAACTCTATTTTTTTTGTATTAGAAGATGTTAGTGTATCTGCTCTTGTTAAATTTGTTGCCATTTATCCTCCTGCGAATACATTATGAGAACCTGCAGCAACAAGAGTGCAGCCAGTCAATGCATCTCCAATTCTACCAGCACCTCTTCCATTTATAAAAACAGATGTAGAACCAATTGTAATTGGTGCTGCATGAACAGGACATGGATTACCTGGCAGTAAATGAACTGTATTCAAATCGCCCTGTCTTGACCAAGGTCGACCATTTACAAAAACATTACCAGATCCTTGAGCTCTTACCATTCCTGAACAGTGAGCTATATCAGCATCTCCAATTCTTGCTGCTGCTCTTAGTGGCATTTTATCCCCCGTAATAACTTGTTAGTATATTATAACCTAAAGTTGAACTGTTTCTTACAACCTGCGATATAATTTCAGTATCAACTGTATTTGATACGTATGTAACATTAATAGTGTAATTTACAGTTATACTAGCAGTACTATCTTGATTAAACTCATATAAATCTTTATTTGGGGGCAGAGAAAAAATACTATTAACCACAGTTGGAGTTTCCAGTAAATCGCTACTGCCTTTGCTTACATATTTTGATACATCACTATAACCTTTATAATACATACCACTTATTGTAATCACATCATTCGCAACAGATATTGTTATATTAGGATCAACAAGAGAAGATGTAACTGATATTGTGTTTATAGTTTCGCCTTCTTCTGGCGCCACAGTAATCGATGTTGAAACAGAAGTATTTCTTACAACAGCAGAAAGTGACGATGGAGTTAATTCGATCATGTTGTTTGTCTCTGTAACAATTCTATCAACTTATCATTCCACTCATGAATCGATTCATGCTCATCATCAGTATGCGGACCATCAGGAATCTCTGGTATAAACTCAATCACATTCTCAAAAGATTCAGGTATATCTTCGTATTTATCATATATCTCAAGGACACTATTTCTTAATATTACAAATTTGTGGCTCATAACGGATTAATATCCACTCTTGGACTTTTAATTATGATACTGGCTGGAGTAATCGTTATAGTTGAAGCACCAACCTTTAATGTTATATTAGTAAGGCTTGTTATTTGTATATCACCAAGACAATTAAATTGGCCTCTTGTTTCGCTCTGTAAATCTAATCCAGTACCTTGTGCATGGATACCGTACCCGCCAGATATCATTGTTATTGAAGATCCACCAACAGCTTTTACTTCATTACCATCTACACTTATAGCTCTGTCTTTTGACATATATTCGATTACATCATCATCGTGTAATCTATATGTTTTACCACCAGGAGCAACTGAGGTTGATGATTCAGAAGTACCGACTACGCTTTTATTAGCAGCTCTGTATTCTGTTCCACCTGAAGAACTTCCAATATCACCTTTGATGTTCATGTTTAAAGTTGCTTGCCCACTTATGTCGACATTTCCATCATTATTTTTACTGGTGCTTCCAGCGTTTAATCTTTCATGATGAACATGAGATGTGACCATACCATCAAATTCATCAGATATTTCTCTGGTTTCAAAACTGCCATCATGATTGATTTCGCTTCTATATGATTCATTCGGTTTATTAGGGTTTACGCCAGTTATAACACCAGCGCCGTTTGTATCCCTGTATCCGAAAACATATGGATAATCACCAGGATTTGTGATCGCAATTGGATCTGGAACTTTTTTATTTGGTGGTTGACCCATTAAACTAATCCTATATCTCTAAGCACAGCTTCTGCAGCTTTTATTGATGCTTCTGTAAATTTTGCAAGTTTCATTGCATTTAATATCGAAGCCAATGACGGTGTTGTTTGACCCAAGGCAATTGAATTTATTTCAGAAACAGAACTCCCTGAATCATTCAATTGTTTAGACAAACTGTTAACTGAAGCGATCGCGTATGCAATTCCAGCTACAGTTCCACGTGCAGCCAATATCTCAGAAAGAACTGCATTACCACCAATTGCTGATGCAATATTTGGCATAGGAATACCAGCATTAGATAATATTCCTGCTATTCCAGCAATGCCTGCTATTCCAGCGCCAGATGTTGGAGATTTAAGGGCGGATGATGCCATTCCAGCCATTGTTCTGGCCATTGATAGATTTTTCGAAAAATCACCTAATGATTTACTAATTTGCCCACCTAATATACTTTTCGCTACAAATGATGTTTGTGTGAGATTTATGATGGCGCCAGCAATACCAAGAACAGCTGATAAATTTGACATCAAATTATTACTGCTGTTTTTACCTATTGTGTTATTCATACCATTTTCTTCATGAATAACTTTATGAATAATTAAAATATTATTCATTATTTCAATTGTTAATGTTTTTGATAAAACATAAGGATACATGTCATTGGCTATTCCTTTTTCTGCCAATGCCAAACATTCATCATCTACGTTCTGATATGGATAATCTATTTCTCTTCTTTTAACATAACTATATGTTTTATCATTGTTTACAAAAGTAATGTACCCAGGGTATGGATCATTACCATAAACATAATATTGCTTAACTGCTAAATCTAAAACTTTAAAAAGGTCAGGTAATACTAAATTCGTTGGTGGTATATTTTTACCATAAACAACAACTGGTGTTGATTTAACAGGTATCTTATTCTCACCAAAGATAAGGGCTTTCTGTATTAAATTTGTTATACCGTTCCTAACAATTGTTTGATATCCTGCATCAATTCTACTAATTCCATTATTAATTAATATAGAATCAAGAGCTATCATAACTTGTGTAAAACTTGTTCTATTACAAAGTATACAAAGAGCTTCAGAAAATGCGTCAGATAGAACATTAGTTTGACTTGATGTTGGTGCTGATGTTTTACCACCACCACCTCCAGCAATGTTCATTATTGATTTAATCATTGCAAACTGTCTAATCATATTAGGGAAATTTTGCGCCTGGCCCATTGGATCAACTTGTGCTATAATTTGAGCTAAGTCTGTACCCGGAGCCGCAGAAGCAGTTGTTGGGTCATTAGCTTTAGGAATATTTTTGTTTTTTAGTTCTTCTAATACGTTTGTTCCTTTACGATTTTTTCTTGTATTATTTTCATCAGAGCTAGCAAATGGCGTGTTTGCCATACCAACAGGTTTACCTCCCGCACGTGGGTGCGAGTCAAACATTTTTATATCTCTTGCTTCAGCACCAGCTGGGTTATCAACGCCCTTCTGTGCTTGATCAAGTTTTCCAAAATAAGGATCTAATGATTCTTTTGAAACTGCCATTTTATTCCTTTAAACACCAACGGTATCAGATAACAAAGCGCCACGAGCAAAAGAACCCATTATGATGGGATATTGCTCAGCTTTATCATTATCCATATAAACAATAACAACTCGTGAACCAACTATTAATCCTGTTGGTATGATACCTACTTTACCTGTAGCAGCAGATGTAATAGGCTGTAAAGGTAAAGCCCATGGAAGGTGTTCATCCTTTACGTTCTGTTCGTCGTTCTCATATCCATATCTTCTCACTCTAACACGACCAGATCTCAATGGATCCATAATGTCTCTTACTTCTGCAAAATACATCTTAGCCATTACCACCACCACCTTCTTTATACCCACCAGTAACAACACCAAGAATCATAGTATATCTAGGAGTTTGACCAACTGGTCGTATTTTATGTCTTATAGAAACCACCAATGCTTTTCCATTAAACTGTTTTTCGCCCGCTGAGGTGTTTCCATCAGATTTATTTGGAATATCTAAATTAACAATCGAACCAAGCTTTATGTTTGGGTTACCATAAACTTCTAACGTTCCGTGTGTTTGAGATAAATGTGATAGAAAATCCACTCTGTTTTTTCTGGCTTCTGCAATTTTAGTAGAAGATTTATTATTGATTGCATCGTTCATTGTATGGACAGGAACAGCTTTTGGATAAGAAGTATCGTCATATATTTGATTGCCAGCCAAACTATAATTCTGTTTCTTTTGATCTACTTCGTCAGCAGTTCCAGTTGTTGGATCATAAGAATTCTGCTGCGATTTAGAAAGCGATCTAGTAGGTGTAAAAAACGAGTTAGGTATTTTAATCCAAATTATAGAATTGGCTTTATCTGAATTAGAAATATTAGAAAATGCCAAATCGGCAGACTGTTTTAACGTAACAGTTGAGCTCTGCTCGAATAATTTTTCGAAAGTACAAAATACATATTTCTGACTTCCATTATCAGACTGTTGGAATAATACAAAAGCAGAAGATTTATGTTGATCTGAAACATGTTCAGAGTTCAATATTTTTATAGCTTCAATCGGATGCTTGTTAGAAAATACCAATCTTCTTGAACCATATGTACTCTCAGCATCTATGCTCTTATTGCTTTTGAAGTTATTTTTAACAATATCCTCGACTATTTTACTTGTTTGTTGATCGTAACTTTTTTGAACATAGTTCCCCTGAGCGTTCAACATTTCTGGCGAACAACATCTAATTTTATATGTTTTATTGTGTCCAGAACCAATTTTATCAGTAGAACCATCTGAAAGATCTTTATTTTCCATCATTTTAAATTTGAAATTTGCAGAAGCAGATCCATCTAAAGAAAAAGATATATTAACATCTTTATCATACGAACCATTTAAATTAGTTTTACCTAATAGATCACTACTATCAACAACGTTGATTTCTGCAAATGGCCCAGTTGGGCTAAAAATATCTTCATATATTTCAACAACACTATAATTGATTTTGCTTTGATCTGTTAGATCAATATCACCAAGTTGCAAAGTTGAAATTCGTATTTCACCAGCTTCCATTTTACTCGTTCATTAATGTTTTGAGGTCATCAGAAATTTTCTGTTCGTACGTTTTATCTATTACACGAACTGTTCTATTATATTCATTTTTTTCATTTTCATAATCAAAATATGTAACAGGTTTCCAATATATTTCTTCTTCAGCGGAAATGTTATCGGCAACAGAATTTACAGCTGTAAATGCAACATTAGAACCACTTTCTGTTCCATAAATATACCCTGAACTGGTACCTGTATAAGTTCCAGACATGTGTTGTAAAAATATAGCTGTATTTGAAGAAGATAATATTTGTCCTTTACCTATTTTGCTCCCAAGGTTTATTTTGCAAATTTCGTCTTTAGTAAAATTAGAATTAGCACTTACTGTATAAGATACAATTTGATTAGTATTGACAACCCAATCTTGTTCTACTCTTTTATACGAAACAGTTTTATTTGAATACCCATAGACAGGTTCCCAATATTTTTTTGAATCGGGAAGAAGATTATCATAATAATTTACAGAAACATTCTCTTGTCCGACCCAATCATTTCTGTAAAACTTTACTTTTTGATACGCTAATTCGTATGATCCATATTTCGAATTGATAAACTCATTAAATTCGTTTTCGTTTAAATGCCACTCATAATATGGGTCTACAATTCTATTCGAGAAATAAATTATCCAACTTTGATATGCATCATCATAATATCTATGACTTAACTGATCTGCTCTTTCATCATTAATCTCGTATGGATAAAAAATAAAAGGATTGGTGTAAACTTTATTCAGCAACGTTGCTCGTTTTGTTATATCAACAACATATGTGTTTGAATAATTTGTAATAGGAAACTTTTCGAAATATCTTTCTGACATTGTTAAGCCCTAATTTCTGAGCTATCCCAAAGTTCAATTTCTTTGAGAGAAAGCGATAACGTTATTACTGTTGGCAGTTTTGTACCTTTAAAAAAGGATGGTGCACCTGATGCAGTGTAGTCGGCTTGAACTGCAGTTATAGCACAAGGTTTAAACGTCAAATGTTGTTTCAATTCGTTAGGGAATAAATCAATTTGTACAATATGCGGATATTTTAAAAGAAACCCAAAACCTGTTTTTGTAGGCAAAGAAGCTTTTTTTAACTTATTGATAATACTAATTGCAGTTCTAGATTCTTGTACTGTATTTGGTGTCAGCGTCCATTGTAAAACAAATTCTTTAAAATTCGGTCTTTGGAAAAACATAAAAAGAAAAGGATTGATCGTCACACCACCCATAAAACTACTTGTTGCAATTACTGCTGATGTTTTTCCTATCATTCCAGTAGGATCAACAGCAGCAACTTTTTCTAAAACAGATTGATCGTTCCATGATAATACAGTATTATCATTAATTTTTTTAGGCAGCGGCAATAATACATCACCAATATTTTCACTTGGCTTAAAAGTAATACCTAAACTATTTATTTGTTTTGTAGAAAAATCTCTTACAAAATTGATACCTTGTATTATCAAATCTCCAAACCCACCAGGAAATATACCAGGTAAAATATCGCCTGTGAAATTGTATTCTTTAAAACTTATGTGTGTGTAAAAGTCTCTGTTCCTGTCAACTATGAGATCGTTTGGGAAAACAATAGGTTGTAGAATTCTTCGTTTTGGTTGAGGGAAACGAGCGTTGTTGTAATTGATATTTTGTTGTAAAATTGCCATAGAAAATCCGTAGGTTAACGACCTAAATATTTTATTTTATTTATATGGAAACATGACAAAATACAATAAAGGTAAATTTAAACCAAAAAACCCACAAAAGTACAAAGGCAATCCAACAGAGATCTACTGGAGATCTAGCTGGGAACTTAAGCTCATGTTGTATTTAGACGAACACAAAGAAGTAATAAGCTGGGGATCCGAAGAGATTATAATACCATACAGGTCCCCTCTTGACAATAGAATACATCGTTATTATCCTGACTTCATTGTTACAAAGATAAATAGTGAAGGTAAACGAGAAACTGCAATTATAGAAGTAAAACCAGCCAAACAAACAGTACCTCCCAAAATAAAAGAAAAAGTAACAAGAAGTTACATTACAGAGGTTAAAACTTGGGGAGTAAATGAGGCTAAGTGGAAAGCGGCTTTAGAATTTTGTAAAGATAGAGGTTGGACCTTTCATATCTTCACTGAAAAAGAATTAGGAATTAAATTTTAATGGCATTATCTGATTTTGAAAATCAACTGAACGAAGCTGGTAAAAACATTTTATCGGCTGCAAAAAGCTCTTTAGAATGGTTTAAAAATAAACTTTCAGATTTATCAAAGAGACCTAGCGACCTTTTTCAGCAAAAATCAAAACCAGAAATAGGAAGTATGTATCTTTTCGTGTATGATCCGAAATACAAAGACACTTTACCTTTTTATGATATGTTTCCTCTAGTGATACCAATAGAATTTCAAAATGAAGGATTTCTTGGACTAAATCTGCATTATTTGCCACCCAATAGCCGTATAGCATTACTGAAGGCTCTTTCAAGTTTGGCCAATAATGATAAATACGATGACAGTACTAAATTGGTTATCTCATACGAAGTAGTAAGTAGATATTCTAGACAATTTCCCGGAAACAAAGATTGTATTAAAAGATATCTGTATGGTCATGTAAGAAGTCAATTTCAATATGTTTCACCATCTGATTGGTCCAAGGTGGTTACAATGCCGCTTCAAAAATGGAAAGTTAACCCAAATAAAAAACATGCTGGTTCACCTCCTTATTAGGTTCAAAAATGCCATTTAACATTAACGATTTCAAAGCAAATATAGAAGATTATGGTTATCTAAAAACTAACCTTTTTGAAGTTTTTATCCAACCACCAGCGATTATGTTTGGTAATATGTTAAACAGTGGTGGTAATCTTTCACAGCTTAATGAAATAACAGATTTACAGACTTTCAGAATAGATCAAGTAAGAGCTCCTGGCATTTCTTTAGCAAGCGCTGATGTGAGCCGTTATGGCGCTGGTCCAACTCAAAAACAACCATTCAATGCGCAATTTAATGAAATTTCTTTTTCCATTCTTTGCGACAATCAAGCGGTAGTTTGGCAATATTGGTATAATTGGATAAGATCTGTTTACGAATTTAATGGAACAGAAGACTCAGGCTTTGGTGAAATCAATAGATTTGCAACTTATCTTTCCGAATACAAATCAAATTATTCAACTATTATGCAAATTGTAATGTACGACCAAGAAGGTAATACAGTACAAAGAATAAATTTATATGAAGCGTTTCCAACAGCTATGAGGGACGTTTCTCTCGCTTGGGGTGACGATGGAAGCATGGTTAAGATAGACGTTAACATCGCCTTTACTGAATACACTATTGTGAACTCTGTTCTTGAACCACAAATGAGAGCCTTTTTCTAATTCAATATCATGGAGATAATTATGTCAAGTTTGCCTAAAATTGATCAGCCAATATATAACATTAAAGTTCCTTCTTTGAATAAAAACATAAAATTCAGACCATTTTTGGTAAAAGAAGAAAAACTACTTCTTATGTCTAAAGAAAGCGCCAACGAATCTGATATATTGGGCGCGATTAAACAAATAGTCAATAATTGTAGTATAGACAAAACCTTCAACGTAGATAAAATAGCTCTTTTTGATTTAGAATACATTTTTCTTAAATTGAGAGCATTTTCAGTAAATAATCTTGTAAAAGTTTCGTATAAAGATTACGAAGACGAAAAAGTTTACGATTTCGACATTGATTTGAATGAAATTGAAGTATTATTTCCCGAAAAAGCGAGTAATAATATAAAAATAAGCGATAATTCAGGTATTGTAATGAATTATCCTTCTGCTTCTTTGTACGAAGACAAAGAATTTTTAAGTTTAACTGACAATTACATGTTTGAGCTCATATTACGTTGTATTGATAAAATTTATGTAGAAGATGAGATATATGAACCATCAAATTACAGCAAAGAAGAACTTAGTGAGTTCTTAGAAGATATGAGTTTGAAGGTTTTTGAAGAAATTCAGAAATTTCTGTTAAGCGTCCCTAAAATTGAACATAAAATCAAGTACAAAAACTCTTTTGGTAACGACAGAGTAATAACATTGAGCTCGTTAAACGATTTTTTTTCCTGGCGCTGAATCATAACTCTTTAGAAAACTATTTTTCTACTGTGTTTTCTTTGATTCAGCATCATAAATATTCGATTACTGAAATTGAAAATTTGATACCTTTCGAAAGAGATATCTATGTGGAATTTCTACTTAATCATCTTAAAAAACTAGAAGAAGAAAAACAAAAATATAAAGGTTAGAAATGCCAAAGAAAACAATTAGTCCATTATCGTTTTTCAAAAACAAAGAAATGCCTAAAGGGCAATTCAAACAAGCTGCTAACGATAATAATGGAAATATGAATTCCATAAGCAAATCATTAGGTAGCCATTTTTCTTCTCAACAGAGTCAAATAAAAGCACTATCATCAAACATATCAAATATTGAAGAAAAGGCGCAACAAACTGCTAAAAAAGTAGAAGGTACAAATAGCTTACTACAACAATCAATTGCTGTACAAAATAATATTTTAAAAACACTGAAAATGTTGGTTGGTAAGGTAGAAAATATTGAAGGTGGTGATGGAGATAGAGAAAAAGGCGGAGATAGCCTAACAAAACGTTTATTGAAGGGCATGGGTATAGCTGGTGCAGCTGCTTTTATTGGATCTAATAACATAGGTTCGAACGATGGATCTTCAATGGAAAGAGGATCTGGTAGCAATTTAGCCAATGTTGAAAACAAGGTAATTTTAGAAACCATAAGACAAAGAGAATCTGGTGGTAACTATAAAGCTCAATCAGACTCTTCTACTGCTTCTGGAGCGTATCAATTTATCGATGGCACATGGCAAGGTTTGACAAATAAATTTAATGTCGGAAAAGAATTCAAACGTGCAAAAGATGCACCCCCGGAAATACAAGATGCAGTAGCTGACAAATATATTGCAGATATTTTGAAGAGGCATAACGGTGATGTTAAATGGGTACCAAGAGAATGGTATGCAGGACCAAAAGGATATTTGACAGATAAAGAATTGGCTGCTAATAAAGGATTAACAGTAGAACAATATTCTAATATATGGATGAGAGAATTAGAAAGAAGAGATAAACAAAATAAATTCAGTACACCCCCTGATCAAAAAAAGGAAAGCACACCAAACACACAAGAAGGTGGTGAGCGCCAAAATAATAATCAAAGCGAACAACAATTAAGAGAGGGTGGTGGTCAAGTTATACAAGATCAAAGTCAAGAAGCAGGTATAAGAAAACTGCCAATAAGTCCTGAACTTTTATCTGTTCTTGAAAAAGCTGCTAGAGAAGCAGGTGTTATTGTAAGAGTTAAATCCGGAGGTCAACCAGCGGAAGGCGAAGGTGGCAAAAGAACTGGTTCTACCAGGCACGATAAAGGTATGGCTGCTGATTTGGACATATATTCTGGCGACAGGAAACTTACTCCTAAAAATTCAGAAGATTTACCAATTTTCAAAAAGTTCGTTTCGGCTGCATCGGCTGCTGGCGCCACTGGTATTGGTGCAGGCGAAGGTTATATGGACAAAGATGGTGCGAGAATACACGTTGGGTTTGGCAGTCAATCTGTATGGGGAGCTGGTGGTTCTGGGCAAAATGCAGCAGGTTGGCTAAGGGAAACTGTAGGCGAATCACCTGGCGGCGAAACACCTGGACCAAGAAATACAGGATATGATTCGGGAGAACAACCAAATAGAAATTCTATGAGACAACAAAGCCCAATGGGAATGATGAATCCTCTAGCGGGCATTGGCGGATTATTTGGTCCAAATGGTTCAGCAATTGGTGGAATCGCCGGAATGTTATTACCAACAATTGAAAATATATTAGGCAACATTCAAGGCGATAATAGGGCAGCAGTTATGCAGCCCGGAACTAATTACGAGCAAGCGAAAGCAAAAAGTACTGCTATCGATAGAGCAGCTGTATCAAGAGAAACCAAAACACAAACTTCGGAACCACCAAAACAACAACAATCAGAACAGCAAATTCAACAGAGAAGTAATGAAGTTACCCAAACACAAACAGACACAAGAGCCAAACCTGAATGGGTAGGTGATTTTATGGCAGGTATAAAACATACCTATTTGGATTTTGATGGAAAAATGATTTACATATAAAAAAAGGGAGCCGAAGCTCCCTTTCTCTTAGCCTGCGAGCTTCTTGAAAAACTCTAATGACTCATCATCTTCGTCATCCTCAGCCATATGCTTTGGCACATCAGCTGTCTTAAACTTAGGAGCAGGAGCCTCTCGCGCCCATGGAAGATCTTCATCTTCCGCACGAGCAACCTTAACAGCTGGGGTGTTCTCATCAAGAACCTTCATAAGACGTGCCTGAAGTTCCTCGTAGCTCTTAAAGTTTTTAGGAGCAAGGAATTCCTGAAGAGAATGTTCGCTCTTCCAAATCCCTTCGAGTTCCTCATCATCAGAAAGAAGAGCACCAACCTTATCAAACTCTGACTTGTCATAATTACGATAACCTTCGACATTACGAATCTTCAGCTTGAAGTTGGCGCCAGCCCAAAGATCAAAAGGATTAACAGGCTCATCACCAGGGAACTGTGGGTTCATGGCATCGTTGAGCTTATCAAAGATTTTCTTGCCATACTTGTAAAGGAAAACTTTTCCTTCATTAGTAGGATTACCAGGATCGCTAACAACATAAATGTTAGAAACAAAGTGAAGACGACGCTTTTGCTTACGAGCAATTTCCTTGTTGGCTTCAACTCCAGAGTTCCAAAGCTTAGAATTATACTCGGAAACCGGATCTTGCTTACCGATAGTAGTCAAGGAATTTTCGATATACCAACCACCTGGTCCTTGAAACCCATGATCGAATACACGAACAAAGGGAACATCTTCATCGGGAGGGGAGGGGAGAAAGCGGATAACTGCGTATCCATTGCCAGCCTTATCGACTGTAGCGGTCCAGAAACGGTCATCTGAGCTTTTAGACTCACCAGTTCCGTTGACCTTAGAAAGTTCAGCAGTAAGAGCCTCAAGAGACTTCTTACCAGACATGGACTTAAGCTTAGAAAAATCTACCATATGTATTCTCCGTATGTTTGTATGACAATGTATTGCGATATATAAAAGCGAGTAGTTACAAACGCTTCAACATTATTTAGTGTACCTCTATTCATCAAAATAGTCAAGGACAATATTTTTTATCTTGTCTCTGTCAATATTGATAAATGGAATGTACTTCTCAACTTTGATTCGAGTTGTATCCCAAACCAAATCATATTGCATCTTAGAATCCCAGTGTTTCTTAGCACCAGAAATTTCTAATAGCAAACACAAGGTATCAAGGCTAATTTGTTTACCAAGATACAATTGTAGTAAAAAAGGATGTTCGTTATTTTTGCAAATAAGGTTCTCATTGAACCTGGTATCTAGATTACCAAGTTCTTGTTTGAAAACGTATGTTAAAGACTGCTGACGCTTCAACCAAGCCTTGTATGTTTTCTCAGCTTCTTCACTGTAGGCTAATTCTTTTATCCAAGCCTTTTCGTTTTCACAAAGGTTGGCAATTAGGAAATTATGAACATCTGGATGTTTTGCTAGCTTTTGGAAAAACAGTTTATCTTTACGTTTATCAAACGAAGATACGTTAACCTTCATTTTGCCATTGTATTTGAAGTAGTCGTATGTCGGTTTGCTGAAATGATTCTTAAGAGCAAGATACTCTTGATAACATTCGAAAGCTGACATCATACACTTACTTTGTTGTAGTACTCAGCAAAGAAATTACCAAGCTCTTTATCCATCAGATGACCAGCGCCGTTGCATGAAATGTATATTAGATACAGCTGCCAGATCTTCTTATCAAGAGCTTCGAAGGTTTCAAACTTTGATTGGTTCTTACCTTCCATAACAGTATACCCCTTCTGTTCGAGGTAGCCAACAAGATCTTCCTCATCAAAATCATCGAGGTCAAAATCAACATCAACCTCGACACAGGCTGTTCTTCTTGTACCATACCCACCATACCCCATCACTTATTCCTTCTTAGAATGGGAGCCTTGCTCCATGTTTAAGAACATTAAGGTTTTCTGCTTCTGCTTGTATCTTAGATTTCAAAGCTGGATTTTTTCTAATCCAATCTGCTGCCAACTCTACTTCAATTTTGTTTTTCTCACACCAATGCACTACTGCATCAATATACTCCATATTTTTGGAAATACAAAGTTTCTCTATCTCTTCTACAAACCCAAAGTTATTCAGATTTATCAACTTCATATCCTCTAATTAATCTCACACCAAAGTGAACCATATCGCTCGCAACAAGTGTACAGAACACAATTCCAGCTAGCTCCCAAAAAGGAGGAAATTTTGCCAGATATATTACACCATAGAAAACAAATTGTGATAGAACGAGAATCAAAATACCAACAGGAACGTCCTTAACTTTTTTCATAATATCTCCAAAATGGTAGGGATGCCAGGTAACGCTCCTGGTCTAGAACAGTCATCTACTGCTAAAGAGTTTATAAGTCTCTCTCGTGTCTTACACCCACCCCCAATAATGGCGCCCTCTGAGCGATTCGAACGCCCGACCCACGGAGTAGAAATCCGTTGCTCTATCCTGCTGAGCTAAGAGGGCTAAAAGGTGGTGGGATTCTGTTTCCAAGTTCCCACCGGACTCATGTTAGGCTGCTAGAGCCAAACGAGATGCATTGTTATCGTTTGCATTTACGAGTTTACTTAGTCTCTTCGTAACTTTACTACAACCCATCGAGCCTATTTCGCCCCCATCAAAGATACACACCCAAAGCTAGAATGCCTCATAGGATCACGAAGCAACTAGGGACTTCAACCCTCGTATGTATCTATGGTGGAGGCGTGGGGTACTGCCCCCCAGTCTGGATCGTCTATTCCATACGCCTCAACAACCAAGCAATATATTTAGTATACTACATGTAGTTTTTAAAGTCAAGTTATTTTAAGCAGGATAGTGTTCTCATTGATACGATGAGCGAAAGGAGCATCACCCTTAAGTTCGTCCATCAACTTACGAAGTGTAATTTTACCAGCTTCTTGAACCTTCTTGACGTATTCCTCTGGCTTACGACCAGTACGTTTACTGATAGAAGTAGCCTCATCATAGTTGATAATACTAGTTCCCTTCACCTGCAACCCACCACGATCAATAGCACGGAACACAGTCAACACCTTGTTCTTTGTATTGAAAGTCCAAAGCTCTTGACAACCAATAAGCTTCTCTGGGTTAATAGAAGCAATTTTGAAGGTATTATCTTCTTTCTGATACTTAAGGTTTTTGAGCTTCTTCTCAACAGAGACAGCACGAGGCTTGCGAGGAGCACGTGTTTTCTTTGTAACATTACCGTAGCGCTCAGCATCTTCAATCAACTTATTGTAAAATTCAATGCGATCACGAAGCTGCTTTTTAGTCATATAGCTGTAAGCTTCCTTGAGCTGAGGATCTTTACCTTCCAAAACTTCAATAAGCTCGCCAAGACAAGGAGAGTAATGAGCAACTATGGCTGGATAATAAGCTGCAGGAATTTCCTTGGCTTTAAGCCAATCGTATAGAGAGAACGTTTCGCCAGCATCAATCAGCTCTTCAATATCACCAATGATATCGTTTTGGCGTTCACGCATGCGCTCCTGTACAGAGGCTTTAGGTACAGTAGATTCTGTTTGCACCTTGGCCTTTGTAAGAGTATATGCAAACGTTTCCTCGAGAAACTTCTTAGAATGGATAGGAACATCATAGCCCCTGCTTATCAAACGAGCAATCGCACCACAGGTATGATTGACCCATTCATCAGGAACAGCACGAAACTTCTTAATTTCTGCCAATCTATTTTGGTTCTTGAGCCAAGTTTCTGTATATTCTTTGATCTCAGACTTGTCAGCCATGGCATTGTACCAATTGTAAGCGATGGCCATTTCACCTTCGGTCATCGCCCCGAGAAACTCTGGCTCGTCGCCCATGTACTTACGATTGATGAAGTAAGACTCACTCCGTGATGTACGAGGCTTCTTAACTTTCTTAGCAATCAGTGATGCACGACGAGCCATAGTTTTCTCCTTAGACGGTTTCTGCCATTTCGATAGCGAGTTCAAGAGCCTTGGTCTTGACGCCCTTGTTGTAGCCGTACCAAGCCGAGGTAAGGCGAGTATCAGCCGAGCGACCAGCAAGGTGATCGGTCAGGTAGGTAACGGCATTGAAGGGCTGCCACCAAGTACCTTCGGCATACTCAGAACCTGGCTGGGTATGAAGGATATCGAGAGCAATTTGTGCCGACTTAGACACTTCCTTGTTCTTAGCAGCACCAGTAACAGGGAAGATACGGCAGAAGTATTCCACGATATCTTCATCCTTGGCTTTCTTGGAACCGAGGAACTGAGCCATTTCCTTATACTTAGCAAGCTTATCAGTAGCAATACCGAGCATGTCCTTGACGTTAGAGGGATCAAAGACCTTACGATGGGAGATCTTGGCCATCCGTTCGACCTTGCTATTAAGAGACAGGGTCAGAGTGTTATTACAAACAACACGGATAGGAGTGAAGCGAACGTCGGTGCTGAACCCATACTTGTGGAAGTTAGAGAAGAGCATGTAGGAGTCGATACGATCACCCTTGAAGAGTTCGAACGATTCCTTGACCTTGGCCAGCCCCCAGATAATTTGGCCACCCTTCAGCGAGCCAGCGGTATGCATTTCCATATCACCAGCGGCAACAAACTCATTGAAGAAGTCAAAGGCTTCCTCGTTCTGAACGGGATTCCAATCATCCGAGACAACGTCAAGGATCTTATTATCCATAGAGCGAACGAGAGCAGACTGCCCGATCGCCACATTCTTACCTGCGATTTCTGCATATGCAGGAACCTTTTCGACTGACCAATTCAAGCCAGCAGCCTCAAGCATTTGGGCAGGACTGAGGTCATTAGGAACCTTAGTACCGAGACCATGCCAGGGAGTAGCCCCAGCATAGGCCATTTGATCCTTACCATTTACGTTTTCGATTTCATGCGCCATAACAAAGTTCCTTCTTTCAAGCAGACGGTCATCATCAACCATCATAAGATTAGTATACCACCTTTTAGATTTAAAAGCAACTAGAAAAATGAATAATACGAATCCACGATTTTCTTAATTGCCTGTTCGGCATCCTCATAATCGTCCTGATTGAGAATGCATTTGCACACTTCGATATAGTCTTCTTCGGTCAAGATCTTTTTACAGAGCTTGACATATTCTTCACCAGTCTTGGGCATAGGAGTAGGTACGTTGTTTATGTATTCTACTGCCTTTGGAAATTTTACAATCTCCCCCATCAGTCACGCTTCCTGACACTATTCTCACGAATCCAAGCCTCTGCATCCGGACGATAGATGTAGTATTTCAACAGAACCTCGAAAGCATCAGAAAGCTCGAAGGCATTATGCATGTCTTCGTATTCATAAGCCTTAAGAGGACCAGGACAGTTCTTCAACCTACGAATCTCTGTCTGTTGAGAGATGTAATCATCCTTCAACGTTTTAAGAACCATCTTATCTACAATGTCATCATCAATTTCAAACTTCATCATTCATCTCCGTTTCCCAATAACGACAGTAGAAGTACTGCCCATATGCATCAATCTCTGCCTGTGGATACCCCATCTCAACCAACCATGCCGTGGTATTCTCGGGCTTGGGGTCTGGAAGAACCATAGGAAAGCCATACTTCCAACCCGATGGTGGGTCAATCATTAGTACTGTCTTAGTAGTCTTAGTGGTCACCATAATCATCCTCTCTAAAAGATCGCACGTCACGATACTCTACTTCCATTCCTGGATACTGTTCCTCGAGGGCAAGAACCCCCCACATGGCTTTTCCATAGGTGGGGTAGGCATGCCGAGCAAGGACTCGAGTCTTGTCTAGAACAAGCACAATATGGCCATTGGCTGAATCTTCAAGCTTACGAATTGTTTTGCGGTGTTTCATTTACTGTCCTATTGTTCAGGTTTCATATATGATTATACTGTGGATCGAACTTAAAGTAAAGGGAAATTTTTCTGCGAGAATTTTTTTTATATCAAGTTATCGTAGGGAAAAGCGGGGGGGAGTGGCACCGTGCTGACTGATACTGAATGATACTGATCGTGTGGAGGTGCTACGCCCGAGGAGGGCAGCTGTAGCTTGACCATAACTGCCACAGGGGGAGGGCGGGGTCAATTCTCGGCTATATGGACAATTGCGAAGGCCAAGAACATGCCACCCAAGAGAGCGAAGAACGGCGAGAAGACGATGAACGTTTCGTAGCTTGACATTAAAAGCTCCATATAGTAGAATCAGAGTTCTTCGGTGATCCGCTTCACTGCATACTTCGCACCCATATTCACACCGATAGCGAAGCAGACAAAGCCGAACACGAGAGCAGAAAAGAGATAAGCGAGTTCCATAGCACAGCTCCTTTTCAACTTATAACCTATTCTACCGTGTGAGTGTTTTAAAAGCAAGCGGAAAAATGCTCGATACAATTGGGTCTGATTACCCCACTCAGTTGGCAACTACCAACTCCTTCGGAACAGCCGTATCGTTGGCCGACGAGTGAATGCGCTTGCCTTTAAAGCTCTGTTGTAGTATACTTAGACTAGTGCCTTGACCTGTGCCTTAGAGAGGAACTTCGGAGCTTGGAACGACTCGAGCGAATCAATCAGCCCAGAAACCTCAGCACGAGCCGAGTCAGAGTCAAAGTCAGCTACACCAGGACCTTCCGGACGAGCAACGTTGGCGTAGACTTTTCGGCTAGAAACAGCCTTCAGCCGAGCCAGATTTGCCTGCTTGATTTTAGCAAGCTCGGAGTCAGGTAACAGAGACTCTGCTTTGACTTCCTTGGACTTGGGCTTTGCCTTAGCAAAAACCTCAGCGGCCATGCGCTTCACAGTCCGGACTTTTGCCTTCTCAATAGCAACCGACTTGACCGGAGCCTTGACTGACTTAGCACCAGTCAGCGCCAGCGTAGGATCAGCTTTGACCCGCAGGCGGTAGCAAGCGTATGCGTTCTTTTCGCTCAGTTCGCACTGGGACATAATCAGAGGAATAACGTCAGCCAGCGAGCGAGTAGCGTTGGCCTTCAGCACTTCGATGGCAATCTGGGTCTTGGAAAGCTTAGACATTTTTCAGTTCTCCGTTTCAAGTTACAAGATTATTCTACCGTGTTACGCTTTTAAAAGCAAGCCCTAAAAATCAAAGCTCGCTTAAGCAGAACAATTGGCCGCCATACTCGTCCTCGGCGTGTATTATATTAACCGTTTCGCCGTCGACTACTATTGTGAAGTCTCCGTTGTATCCTATAACTGGATCGTCGCTTTCGCAGCCAGAAAACGCAAACCAGTCAGCCTCTGTAAAAGGACTAAACTGAGTCTTAGCAATAAGGGATAAAGCCTCGGTCATGCTGAGTTTGGTTTCCATGATCGTTTCTCC